AAAGTCGTCGCCGCCGCCGAGGGCCAGGTCGTCATCGTCCATTATCTTCTCCTAGCCAGTAACGCTGGCAAGTCAGGGTTGGTGAGGTAACGGCCACCAGTCGGAGCCGCAGGATTACCGCGAGGAAGTCTTGGCTGTCAAGCTACTTGCGCGGCATCTGCGGCGCGCCCGCAGCGGCCATCTGGTCAGGGTGGATTTGCCCCGGGGCGCCGGGTTGTGACTGTGGCGGGCCCGGCTGGCCGCCGGGCGCGGGACCGCCGGGCGGCGCGCCCGGCTGGCCGCCTTGGCCCTGCTGCGCTTGCGCCTGTTGCTTCATCTGCATCTGGTGCTGGTGCTCGCCCATATGTTTGCGGATCGTGCCGTGGGGGTCCATCGTCTGCTGCATCGCCTGCATGTGCGCTTGCAGGTGCGCCATATCGTCGTCGCCGGTATGAACCTGAACGTTGAACCCGTGCTCAAGCATCTGGTTCTCGACCATCGGGTCGACGCTGACCGGGTCTTCCTGACTGAACACCAGCGGCGCGATGCGCGGGCCGAAGACGTTCTCGAACATCTGCGTGATGACCGGCGCGAGGTTCAGCTTGTAGCCCGGATATTGCTGGGGCGGGATGCCGCGCACCACGTTGACCGCCGCGATCTGCTGCTGCATCTGCGCCGCGTTGCGCGCCGCCTCGACGCCGAACCAGCGAAAGTCATACCGGCGGTGCAACTGCTGCGGCTCGATCTCCTCCATCACGACCTTGCGGCCAACCTCGCCGAAGCCCCGGATCGTCAGCGCGTTGTCGCGGTATTGGTGGTCATACTCGATGATGCGCGACAGCAGGGGGGTCAGGATGTTCTCCTCGATGACCTCGATCGCCGAGACGGTAGTCAGCACATCGACCTGCTGCTCCTGCGCCACCTCGGCCTGGCTCATCTTCTTCTTGCCGCCGGTAGTGCCGGGGATCATCGAAGGGTTGACGCCGAGGGTCTGGAATATCTGCGCCCGCACATCCAGCACGCGCTCGAACCCCTCGCGCCACATCTCGGGCACCTTGGCGAACTGCGTGTCCTGCGGGCTGGTCAGCCAGACGGCGAGGGGGCTGTAGACCATCGTCGACACGCGCGGGTTCTTGGCCGGGTCGGACATGATGATCGGCGCGGCCGAATAGTGGGCGCTGTCGGCCGCCTCGTTGGTCATGTCGTTGGCGAGTATCCAGAAGTCGAGCACGTCGGCCACTGGCGCGCGCCCGTTGAACACCCCCGCCTGCTTGTCGACCGCGACCGAGAACACCGGAACCTGATCGCACCAATATGGGCACCTGCGGACAGACAGGACGTGCTCGCGCCCGGCGGCGTAGATGCGGCAGAGGCGGCGCTCGCCACCGCCCACGTCCATCTTGGCCCACGTCTCATACACATAGGCGACCTTGTCGTCGTGCTGGACCTTGATGCCCGCCGCCTTGCCTTGCTCCTTGGCGGTGTCCTGACTGCGCGCGCGGGGGTTGTTGCCCATCGCTTCGAGCAACTCTTCGGCGCCCTTCGACGAGATTTCCTTCTTCGCCTTGCGCCGCTTGATCTCCGCCTTCGACCAGCGGCGCAGGATCGTCACCGAGCCGCCTGTCTCGATCGCGTGCTCGATGCTCCGCGCGGTCAGCGGCAAGATCAGCAGGTCGTTGTCGAGCAGGACTTCGACCACGGGGCCGGCGTCCTTGACCTCCTTCGTCTCCATGTCGTCGACCGGCTCGGCCACGTCCTCGGGGACGTCCATGCCCTCGACCTCGACGGGCTTCCTGATCTTGCGCGTGACCTCGCGGGTGATCTCGTCCCACCCGACGTAGATCGAATACTGCCCCTCGCAGTCACCGTTGACGCACAGCGGTTCGACGATCTGCGTCTTCAGCTTGAGCCGCCGGATATAGTATTCCAGAAGGGAGATCGTGGCGTGGGGGATTTCGCCGTCCTCGGTGACGACCTCGACGAACTTCGACGATGGGGGGAACAACTGGTTGGCGAAGCGGGTCTTGCGCGCCTCGACGGCGTCGTGGACGAAGGGCGTGCAGACCTGCGACGTGCCCGAGTAGAACTGCCGGTCGGAGAGGTTATTATTGTAGGCATCCCAATGGTCGCGGTTCTCTTCGGCGCGGTTCTTCTTGCGCTCGAAGCCCTTGTCGACGTCGTCGATAATCTCCTCGGCGTCCTCGCGGATCGACTTGCGCGTGGTAAGTTCGGCGTCCCGGTCTTTGGCCTTGGGCGCCTTGTCTTCCTCGTCGAGGGTCGGCTGGGGCGCGAGAGCGTCTTCGTCCACGGTCATCTCCGAGCGGACAGATACCGAGCGCCGCTTGCGGTCGTTGAATAGTTTAAGTCCGGCGTATCGTCAAACGCTCCGGCGTCGGTCAGCGCGGCGAAGCCCTCGATCGCTTCAAGCAGCGTGCGGTAGGGGCCGGGTTCGGCGTCCAGCGTGAGCACGCCGTTCTTGAGGCCCCGGCAATATCCGCCGGCCAGCCCGTTGAGGGCCCACCGCGCATTAGTCGACACCTGCACCGCAGGAAAGCCGCGCAGCTCGCGCTGGAACAGCCGCGCCAGAACGGGCTGGCCCTCGATGCTGGTGCCACTGCGCTGAACGGGCACGGGTATTTTGGCGCACGCCTGCGTGACGCCGACGTTGCTGGCCCAGTCGAAGTGCTTGGGCTCGCAGGCCACGGTCACTTTGCGACCGGCGGTCATCTGCGCGGCAGCGACCATGTCGGGCATGTGCTCGGCGGGGGAGCCTTCGCGCACCCAATCCTCGCGCACGTAGAGCGCGCCGTCGCGGACATGGCACAGCGCGCCGGTCAGCAGATTTCGTTCAGCGCCGACCACAAGAAAGGGCGGAGCGCCGCCGATGGCGCCCATGTCCTCGACCACATGGCGGGCGGAGAAGTGGTCGTGAATAGGCGCACCGGGTCGTAGGCGGAGGGCGTAGGCCAAGGCGTTGGGGGCGTCGATGGACCCGCTAGGGAACCTCCGAAGCTGCGCCATGAGGTCGGGGCAGTCTTTGGCGAAGGCGACGCGGCCGGAGCGGAAGTAGGGCTGCAATCCCCGTATAAAATCAATCTTTCCCTTCGGAGCGCGTATCGCTCTGAAGGGGATAGACTGACCTCTCCGCGCCTGCTCCGAGCGAATGGGCTGAAGCAGGAACTCATTGAGGCCGTCCTCCTCGACGCCGATCCAGACAGGGGGCAGGTCTTGGTTCAGCCCGACGTCGAACATCGAAGCGACGATCTCGTCGGGCAGCAGCTTGCGCGCCCATGAGTCCCAGATGACCAGTCGGTCAGCGCCGGTCCACGACCAGCTTGCAAACCCGGTGGTAGCCGAGCCCTTGTTCACCGTGCGCGCCGGGTCGAACATGGCGTAGACAGCCTGCCATGTCCTGACCTGTGGCTCGACGGTCATAGGGTATTCGGAGAAGGTGTGCTCGCCCTTTCGGATGATCTGACACAGATACTCCCGCTCGAAGTCGTCGATCATGCCCTGCTCAGCCAGCTCGTCGCGCTTGGCGTCGATCCACGACAGGGGGTAGCGGTCGGCCCATGAAGCCTTGCGCTCGCCGTTCTGGTCAAGATACTCGATCGGGTAGACCTTGGACTTCCAGCCCTTGGCGTTGAGAAGCCGCACGGCCAGTGCGTCGGGGGCCAGGGGGGTGGCGGCCACGCGCACCAGTGCGTTGACGTCGCAGGCGGGCAGCAGTTCGCCGAAGAACCAGCGACGCACCTTCATGATCCGCTTTTCGTCGGCGACGCTCTCGTTGTTCTCCGCGTCATCGACGAACACCGCGTCGGGTCGCATCTCCTCGAACTTGGTCCCGCGCAGGGCTTGCCCGCGCCCGATCGCCAGCAGCCGCACGCCGGCGCTGGTGACGATCTCGCCGTCTGACCATGTCGAGCCAACGAGGCTGCCGAAGACCTCTTGCAGCTTTTCGTTGGTCTCCATCTCGTGCCGGATGGTGTGGAGGCGCTCGCAGGCGCGGTCGTAGGTCTCGCCGACCAGCAGGCCGTTCTT